ACAAGCAAAAATCATTGGTAAAAGCCAGATTGAACAAGACGTAGAAATACAAATTATTAAAAAAGATATAGCAACTATACGAGATAATCATCTAGTTCATTTACAACAGGATGTCCGTAGAGTTGAAAATAAAGTAGATAAGATAGACATGAGAATATGGGGTATCCTTATTCTTATTGTTGCATCTACTATAGGCACTGTTTTAGCAGGACTATTAACGTAACCAACGGTAAAATGGGAGACAATAACGATGGCAAAAGAAAAGAAGATGGGACGTCCCGTCAAAGAGATTGACGAAGACCTTCTATATAAACTAGCACAGATTCATTGCACTATGAAGGAAATGGTAGATATCATAGGAGTCAGTGAAGACACGTTAAAACGCAGATATGCGGGTATAATAGACAAAGGGAAAGCAGAAGGGAAAAGTAGGTTAAGAAGAAAGCAAATAGAAGTAGCAATGTCTGGTAATCCAGCAATGTTAATCTTTTTAGGTAAGGCACTTCTTGGTCAAAGTGAAAGCCCGGTTGCAGAAGCAGATAAAATACTCCCTTGGTCAGACGATGCCACTGAATAAAGCACAACAGGCAGTTGCTGATTCAGATGCACGTTTTAGAGTGTTTGTTGCAGGAAGAAGAACAGGTAAAACCTTCTTTGCTATCAGAGAGTTGGCTAGGTTCGCAAGATACCCAAACAAAACAGTTTGGTATGTTGCACCAACTTATTCACAGGCAAAAAATATTGCGTGGGAGGCACTACAGAGTAAAATGACAAAACTAGGATGGGCAGATAAAATCAATCAGAACGAACTAAGCATTCGTTTAATTAATGGTTCCAAAATTTCCTTAAAAGGGAGTGATAGAGCCGATACCCTTCGTGGTGCAGGAGTAGATTTTTTAGTACTAGATGAGTTTGCAGATATGAAACGTGAAGCATGGGAAACAGTTTTAAGACCAACACTATCTGCACAGACACCACCTGGTTCTGCATTATTCTGCGGAACTCCTCGAGGATTTAATCACCTAAAAGACTTATACGATTTAGGACAAAGTGATGACCCTGATTGGGACTCATTTCAATTTACATCAATGGATGGTGGTAATATACCAGCAGAAGAAATAGAACGTGCAAAAGCAGATATGGATAAACGTCAATTCGAGCAGGAATATTTAAGTTCATTCATAAATTTTACCGGGCAAATCTACTACAATTTTGACAGAAAGAAGCACGTGGTAAAACAAGAATTCGTAAAAGATGCACCTATATGGATAGGCATTGACTTTAACATAGACCCAATGTCAGCAAGTGTGTGTCAAATAATTAACGGCAAACTACACCAGTTTGATGAGATTTCGATATACGGTTCTAATACAGAAGAATTAGCACAAGAGATTATGAATCGATACGATAAAACAAAAGTAATATGCACCCCGGATCCTGCAGGTCATCAGCGTAAGACCTCAGCTAACGGAAAAACAGATATTACTATTCTACAACAATACTTTAAAGTAGAAGCAAAAAGAAAACATGATGCAGTACGAGATAGAATAAATGCAGTAAATAGTCTTATGGAAAGTGCAGATGGAACAATAAGATTTTCAATAGACCCAAATTGTATAAATTCAATTCGTTGTTTAGAGCGTCATGTTTATAAGTCCGGGACTTCTATTCCAGATAAAGACGGAGTAGAAAATCACCAAAATGATGCACTAGGTTATCTTGTGGCTCACATTGCGCCAATAACTAAACCAGTGAGAGCGATACCAAAACCAAAACGATTTACGCACATGTAAAGGAACAGCACTATGGATTATGATAATATAATAAAAAAGCATAATATGTATAAGAAGCATATTTACCGTTGGAGATACTACTATGATAGTTACTACGGTGGACAAGATTACCAACAAGGCCAATACCTAAGAAAGTATTTACAAGAAGAAGATGATGGCTACAATGAATACGGCAAACGTATTATGGGTACGCCACTAGACAACCATTGTCGTTCAGTGGTTGACACGTATAGTTCATTCATCTGGCGAGATACACCTCAAAGAGAGTTTGGTTCATTAGCAGATAATCCTGCTCTAAAGCCATTCTTAAAAGACGCTGATTTAGAAGGTCGCTCATTTGACGCTGTTATGAGAGAAGCTACTACACTTGCAAATATCTATGGTCATGTGCTGTTGATGTTAGATAAACCTGCAAGTGAGGCATCTACTCTAGCAGAAGAATTAGCACAAGGCATCAGACCATATCTTTCAGTTATTACACCAGAGAATATTATTGACTGGCATTTTGAAAGAATGGCAAATGGTCGTTATATGATTGACTATCTAAAACTAAAAGAGTTTGAAGATGAAGAAAAATGTATCTACAGAGTATGGACACCAGAAACAGTTGGTGTTTATGAAGTAGATGAAGAAAATGCAGAAATGGTTCTTATGGAACAGTACGATAATACAATGGGTCATATACCTGCTGTATTCTTATACGGACAACGTTCACATGAGCGTGGAATAGGCATCTCACAAATCGCTGATGTGGCAGATGTTCAGAAATCAATTTATAATGAACTAAGTGAATTAGACCAGATAGTTAGACTATCAAATCATCCATCAATCGTAGCTACAGAAGGTGTAGATTTAATGGGAGGTGCTGGTTCAGTTATTACTATTGAAGATAGAGATATTGATCCTGCACTAAAACCTTACATGCTTCAACCAAGTTCACAATCAATTAGCAGTATTTTAGAATCAATCAAAACAAAAACTGCAATGATTGACAGAATGGCTAACTTAAGTGCAATGCGTTCAACATCAAAAGCAACAGCATCAGGTGTTTCTTTAAAGATAGAACGTGAGTTATTAAACGTTAAATTAGCACAGATAGCCGATAACTTAGAGATTGCAGAAGAACAAATCTGGCACCATTTCTTACACTTCTATGATGCAGAAGGACACTTTGATGGCGTTATTGATTATCCAGATAACTTTGATATGACTGATACATACACCGAACTAGACTTCTTAATGAAAGCAAGTGCGGCACCAGTATCAAGTAGTCAATACACTACAGAGATTGCAAAACAAATTGCACGTATCACAGTAGACGATGAAGAAATGATGGATACCATTATTAAAGAAATTGAGAATGGTTCACAAGCACCAGAGTTCGGAGCAAACTTAGATGGCGACACAGACACAGATACAACAGCATAGTGATTTAATCGATTCAATCTTAGATGATTTTGACGAGTTTATGGAGAGTGCAGAAAAGACACTTGAGAATAAAGTTGCCAAAAGAATACTAGAAACAAAGACGATTGATGAACTATTAGAGTTACGTGTCCCGGTGACAGAAGACTATAGAAAACTCGTTCAGGAGCGTGTGAGAGCGTATATAGACAACTTTGATACACTTGCTAAAGATACTGCCGCTATGACAGGCGATGGTGTTACACCAGTAGACAATAGAATAGTTGCAGAATTAAAAGCACAATCATACGCCAGACTAGATGAGACTGTAAAGCAGAATAAAGAGTCCGTCAATTCAGAGATAGTTGTAGGCGCACTAGCAGGTCTTGCCGTTCAACAGATTGCCGCAAACACCAGACATGCAATATCAGGTCTTATGATTACAGTTGATGATATTGAGATTACAAGATTACAAAACAAACTAAGAAAACTGCGAAACGCCGCAGATAGAAATGAAGCAGAAATAGCCTCAATACTTGGTAAACTAAAAAACAAGTTTGCAGGTGTTAACGTAGGAACAAGTTTAAGTAAAAAGATGAGTGCCGAAATGCACGACACAGTAATGGACTTTGATGGTGTATTTGTTAAACATCGTGCCAGACAAGCAGGTCTCGATAAGTTTAGATACGCAGGATCATTAATCTCAGAAAGCAGAGACTTTTGTATCCGTAATCAAGGTAAAACATTTACAGAAGCAGAAGCAAGAAATCTATGGTCAAGTGAGAGTTGGTCAGGAAAACGTTCAGGCGATCCATTCGTTGTGAGAGGCGGACATCGTTGCAGACACTTCTGGATACCAGTGGAGGACTAAGATGGCTGAAACTAATAATGTTAAACAACAACCCACGATACTAGGGGAAATACCAGGGGAGAGAACTATGCCTTATCATACTAAACCAAAAACAACTAAAAAGAAAACTGCTAAGAAGAAGAAAAAGAAAGCAACAACAGGTAAAAAAAAGAGCTACTAGGTAGCTCTTTTTAGTTGTATTGGATTCTATCCTGTGCGACTCATCGATGACATAGCTTGGCTAGACTTTAACTGGTGTGATGACCCGTGTGATGATTGTTCGCATTGGATAGGACACTTGACACCTTAATTGTATACAGAATGCCAGTTATTGATTATCTGCATAGTTGCTGGTGAACTTAATACATCTACTAAACAGATTGACAATTCTAACATTTGCTCATTACACCAATTTACTACATTTACAAGTGTTTCTTCTGTTATTGTTTCATAAGTCATTTGTGTTCTCCTTTTTGCTTAACACACAATCTTTATAGCGATGATTCGTCAAATAGTCAATACTTTGTCCCAATTTATCTTCCAAACAAAAAGCATAAATACAATCATACACTACTCACGTGAGTAGGTTTCACTCAATGGAGGCAAAAATGACTGAAGATAATCAGGTAGAAAATGTAGTAACGGAGACTACAGAACCAACGAATTCTCTGGATAGTAATGAAAATAAGGGCTTTTCTCAAGAGGAAGTCAATCGTATTGTAGCAGATAGAGTTGCAAGAGAACGTAAAAAGTTTGATGGCATCGATGTTGAACAATACAAGCATTGGCAGACACAAGAGGAAAACCAAAAAGTAGAGCAACAAAAACAACGTGGTGAATTTGAGAAAGTTTTAAAAGACCAAGCTGAAAAGTTTAGTTCAAAAATTTCCGAATTAGAAGGCACGTTGAAGCGAGAAAAAGTAGATGGAGCATTGTTAAACAACGCGGCATCACTTAAAGCGATTGCTCCAAGTCAAGTCGCAGACTTGTTAAAGAACCGAGTTCGTTTAAACGAACAAGGTGAAGCAGAAGTTCTTGATGAAACAGGAACACCAGCTTACACAGATAACGGTTCAGCAATGCAAGTAAAAGACTTGGTAAAAGATTTTCTTACTAAGAACCCGCACTTTGCGGCTCCAAGTGCACCAGGCACAGGGTCACAATCAAAAGTCGGAGGCGATGTTGCACCAGAAATGGATGTAACAAAATTAGATATGAACAATCCTGCTGATAGAGCCAAATACGCAGAATGGCGAAAAAAGCAGAGAATGTAATTTAATAACGCCAAGATAATAGGAGAATTACAATGGCTAACTCAACAACAACAACCCTGAACGACCTTTTGCCACAAATCGTAGCAGAAGCAATGTTCCAAGCTAACGAAAAATCAATCATGCGTGGGCTTGTAAAAAACTTTACAATGCCTTTAAACTCAGGCAAAACAATCACAGTTCCAACTTATGCACCAGTAGATGCAGAAGAAATCGCAGAAGGAACTGACTTAACAACTGTAGCACAAGCAATTTCAACAGGTGGTGCACCACTAACTGTATCAGAAGTAGGTGTAATGACAACTGTTACTGACCTTGCTCTAAGAACATCAGCATCAAATGTTATTGCAGATGTAGGTAAATTATTCGGTGAAGCAATCGCTAAACGTATGGATAAAGACCTTACTGCACTATTTGGTTCGTTCTCTACAGGCGTAGGCGCGGCAGACCAAACTATCACTGTTAACAAAATCTTTGAAGCAGTAGCAAAACTACGTGCAAACGGTGTTCCATCAACAGACCTAGCATGTGTTCTACACCCACTAGTAGCTTATGATTTAAAAGCGGCTATCAGCACAAACGCATTTGCAGGCGGTGACTTCCAAACAGAAGCACTACGTTCTGGTTATGTAGGATCACTAGCTGGTGTTCCAATCTTTGAATCATCTAACATGACAGACGCATCAGACAATGATCCTGGCACAACTGGTGACTACAAAGGTGGACTATTCCACAGAGATGCACTAGGCTTAGCAATTATGCAAGATATCCAAATCGAGCAACAACGTGATGCTTCATTACGTGCAACTGAACTAGTAGCAACAGCAGTTTACGGTAAAGGTGAAATCTTTGATTCTTATGGAATCGAGATGGAATTTGACTCAACAATTCAATAATCTGAATTGATTAACTGAACAGAGAGGGGAGTAATCCCCTCTCATAAACGCTACTAGGAGAACGCACATGGCAATGTCAACTGACGCTGATTTGATTAAATATCAGCCAGATATACTAACTTACGGTATAGATGAATTCACTGACGAACACACAAAAGCACGTGATGATATATTACGTAAATTGCGTGAAGAATGGTGGGTTCGTAGTCGTAATGTTACTAACTATGATATTTCTCGTTCACTACCTAGCTTAGAAATGGATAATGACCGTCTTACAGAATCTCAATTTACTCGTTGTGCAGTGTATCGTGTTCTTTCAGAATACGCTCTACCTATGTTAACGAAGTGGAATTCAGAAGGTAATGAAGACAAGTTTCAAGTTATGATGATGCACTATCGTAAAAAGTTTGATGAAGAATTTAACTCTATTTTGAGAGACGGAGTTGATTATGATTTTGACAACG